CGACGAAGTCGAAGTTGGGCCACGGGTCCGCCGCAAGGACGTTGCCTTCCGTGTAGAGGAGCTTGGACGCCCGGTAGTCGATGATGTCCGTCTCGCCGGAAGCTGCCGCAGTTGGGTTCATGTTTACCCCAACCGACGTGTTGATATAGGCCCCACCGTCGAGCGTTTCAGGGTCTAGGGGCGATACGGCACAGAGCTGGAAAGCCCCGCCAACTTCCGCTTCATAGATCTCCAGAAACATGGTACCCTTGGCCCGCTGCATAGCGAGGGGGGAGGTTACCGTGATAGTGAGGCGGGTTGTGGTGGTACGGTTAGCTTGAAGTTTCCCAGAGTAGACCTCTGCGCTCGGCGCGGAGCGATGCACGCGGCCCGCCGAGTCAGTGAACGCCCACATGGCGACGTAGCGCTTAGGCTCCTCGTTGGTCACAGCAAGGTCTTGGTACGCTTGGTATGAGCACCCATCCGTTCCGCCGTACGCAAGGATTGTCATGATTTCCGGTGAGTCAAGCGGACCCGCTGACATAACCGCCCGCCCCTTTGCGTCGTACCAAGAGGGGACGGAAGCGCCGATCACAGCACCGTCTGGGAAGTTTGTGTACTGAACGGGAATGGTCGCGTTCATGTGGTAGACGGCGAAGCGCGAGGAGCCCGCCGACTGTTGTGAACGCGCGTCAGAGTTTGGCGTCCCGAGTGATATTGAGCTAATAGGGGCAGCGGCAAGATTCATCCAGTAGAACGTATCCTCCGACGTAAGCACGATACGGTTCCCGTAGTGCCACCTGTTGTACTGCTCCCCCGAGCCCGTTGGGCTGTTATTGAAGTAGTAGAGACACCCGCCCTTGTGCGCGTCTTGCTCGTCCTGCCCAAAGAGCTGCGCCTTTGACTGTCCGGCGTCGAACGTCCCCATGACCCTGCAGTTGCTGCCGGTGGTTCCTATCGCCACCAGGATAGACGTTACGGGCTTCTTCGCCGTGGGCGTTGGGCCGTATAGAGCCGTTCCCGACTTCCCCGTTGGGTTCCAGTTGTCCCACTGCTGCACCACGATCCCCGCCTCGCTGCTTTTGTTGCACGCGAGGTTTGAGCACAACCGATGGTTGCGGATAATACCGCTATTGGATACTGTGGGGGCGGTGCTGCTCCAGTCGCCGCCTTGGCTCAATCGGTACCAACTAACGTGGTGAAACCCGCCCGTCGCCTGCATCGTTCCGCTTTTGTCTGGATAGTTCTGCGCCTTTGTGAGTGCTACGTAGATGGTTCCATCTGTCGCTCTTCGGATGGAGCCGTTGACTGCTACGCGCGCAGTCGCGATTTCGAGCGTATATACGTGGTTGGTCGTCTTGCTCCCGACATCGAACTGGTAGATGTAGGTGGTCCAGGTGTTTGATGCTGCATTTAGACGGCTAATCAGTGCATAGGCGTACGTGTTCGTCTCGTCCAGGTAGACGTCCTGGATCTGATAGTACGAAGTACCCAGAACATCGGAAACAAGACTGTACGACGTTCCCCCGGGGGATCCCGAGGTCATGAAGCGAATCTTGATTGTTCCCGTGCTCTCCGCCTTCCAGCCGATGATGCCGGAGGTGTTGGAGTGGCTGTGGTACGCTACCAGCGAGCTGTTGTTGGCATGACAGTTAACCGACCACCCCATGCGGAGGTCGCCGTAGTTTTCCCCGTTGAGCAGTTCGTCCGTTCGGCTCGTGTACTGACTGTAGAGCTGGATGTCGAGCGAGTCGTTGTTCGTAATGGAACTGATACCGCCCGACGCGGACGCAAGCCGTCCCTTGAGATACCCGTTGCTGTTATCAGTATAGACGACACCTGCGAACCCGTCGCCTAGCTCGTAACACACTGGCCCGGAGTGGCCCGTCGCAATAACCTCAGTGATCAGTGTCCCACTATTATCATACGTTTGTATGACAACGTCGCGAGTATTGGAGACCGACTGGGAGTCCATGTTCATGCGCTCAAATGCGACGAGCCACCCTTGGTGTGCATAGGTGTCGACTGTTGCGTCGACGTATATTCCGATAGGAGCACAACTGTAGTTGATTCCCCCAGCCTGCTCTGCCGTTGCGAGGACCCGCTCAATACCGATGATGTCGTAGTTGTCCGACTGAACGTCCCAGGTAAGCCCGCCGTCGTCCGTGAAGGATACCTCGTTGTTTCCCACCACAGCCGCGTTGAGACCCTTGTCCGTCCAGAAGGCGTTGACCGCCGGGTGGTAGTTGGCTACTCCAGTAACAACACCCTCCCCAAAGGGGAGAGACTTTTCCGCCTGGTCCTTCTTGGTGAACCGCGCGTTCTCAATGTACTGCATCCCAGCGGGCTCAAGCAGGAAGTCGTCGACTTCCTCCATGATGCCCCCGGAAAGAGGGAGTGACTTTGTTGCGCGCTTCAGTGCCATGCTAGAACACCCAGAATGTTAGCGTGTCGGAAATGTTCCCGGAAAACTTGACCGTCAGGACGCCGCCCGAGATCGTGTGGCCGCGGTAGTCTGCGGTGGTGCAGGGGTTGTCAATCAGTATGGCTCCTGTGCGCCGCGCCTTCACCTTCGCGCTAGCTTCGGTCGTACCCTGGAACTGAACCGTTATGACATCACCTCTTGTGATGTCACCTGTCGTGAGAGTTCCCGTCGGCGTGTTTACCGACCGCGCGATGTTCTGCGCGATTCTATCGAGGCCTAGCTTCTGGAAGTCCATTAGAAGCCCCAGCCCCGACCTCCGCGTCGACCCCTGCGCGCTCTTCCCGCCAGGTCACGCAAGGTCTGAATCTCTGCAACGGCCTGCTCTCTGATGTCTTTCAGCACACGATCTGTTGCTCGGTCGTAGGAAAGTACGAGGTGGGAGCTTTCACTCTCTTCCTTCTGCAGGCACTTGATCGCCGCGCCCAACACAACAGCCTCGTGCCAGTTAGACGGCCACTTGAGCGTGTCCGACCCTAGCGTGAGCCGCGGGGCTTCGGGGATGTAGCGCACGCCAATGTTGGCGACGGCTTTCGCCGGGAAGAGGAACAGCTCGTACCGGCCCTGGTCCTGGTTGAGCTTCAGAAAGTACTGGACGTCGTAGTCTCCCGTGTACTGTCGGGAGAGAAGGTTGAGGTAGTCCTGTGAGTCCGCCTCGTAGGCTGGGACCCAGCGCGAGCCCGAGTGGATGTTCACATCCACGAGCCGCATAAAGTTAGAGGGTAGCTGGTAGGAGTTGTTTCCTATCTGGGTCAGCGTAGGAGAAACTGTGCCGAAGAGCTTTCCGTCATCCACGTTCACCATCTTCGCATACACATCGAAGATCTCGTCGTTGACGTAGTGCGTAATCTCCGCATCGGAGACAAACTGGCTGTACTCCATGTCCGCGCGCTCGCGAACTCTTGCGATCAGATCAGTAAGTGTGACGTTGGTGGCCATGTCTCTCCGAAAATGGGGAGCATCCCCCGGGACCAGCCCGGGGGAATACTCAAGCTACTTAGTAGAGGTCTTGGACCCACGAGCAGCGACCCGGCTCCTGAATGGAGAGGCCGTAGAACCCGTAGAGGTAGAAGCTCAGCTCGTCGAGCAGAAGCTCACGATGGTAGAAGTTACCATCCTTGTTGAACATGCTCGGAAGCGCGTTGGTCGAGTAGACCTCGATCTTCCGCGTGTCGAGAATGAACGCCTGGTCGTCCGACGTGTGACGGTCAGCCACAACGGGAACGGATCCTGCGCCAGTCGCGACCTCAATGCCGCTGAAGCTCACGCTACCTTCGGTAGCGGTCACCTTAGCGTAACGGCCACGCGCCTCGGTCTCAAGCGCGAGGTCGGCCCAGTCGCCGGCGCTCACGAGAGCCAAGTTCGGGCGACCCCCCTGACGGAGGATCTGCGCGGTCGTTTGCACGAGGGCGTCGGTGATGAGCATGCCCGAGAGCGTGCCCTTGACGCCGTCCACACCAGCAAGCCGGGTGGGGTTGGCCGTACGGTTGATGCCGTTGAAGGCCGTAGCGCCGACGCCCGAACCCGGGAGCCATGCCTTGAGACCCTTGGCCTTCGCGTTCTGGTCGCCCGAGAGCACGAGCTTGTGGCCCGCGGCAGTCGCAGTCGTCCAGTCGGCGTCAACCGTGATGGTGTCGTTCGCGTAGTCAACAGCCGTAACGACCTGCTCTTCACCTGAGTCAAGAAGCGCGTCGGAGGCGTTGAGGTGGACGAGAACCATGCCCACGTCGAAGTTCGCAGCCTGACCCGCGCCGACCGAAATGTCCAGCGTGGCGATTGCGCCCTGCGCAACACCGCGAACGCCCGTACCGTCCTCATGGAGTTCGATCTCGACGTCGTTGGCGAAGGCCATGTGACCGCCGTCGACTTCGTCAACGAGCAAGTCCTTGAACGCACCGTCGCGGCCTGCGCCGGAGGCAAGTTCCATAGCCTTGTTGTCTACGCCGCAAACGACGTAGTGGTTGGTCCAGTCCATTTCCCAGCGATCGCGGCTCGGAGCCGAGACGTTCGCACGGGCCGTGGC